TCACTGACTTCGACATGCGAGCGGAGTTTCAGCGAGATGCTTCAACTTCCGTCACAACCGGGTACATTTGTGCTGAGGAGACATGCGGCTACATGGTCGAGCCGCACGAACTGCACAAGCTCGGAGGCTGAATATGGCGGGGTTCCTAGAGGTCGAAACGCAAGATCCCTCTCTAGCGGCCTTCCAGTGCCAATGCGGCCAGGTAATCAAGAAGCGCAAGGACGCTTTCGTGCCTGGCCTGCATGTACTCATCTGTCTAGCCTGCGGTGATCGCAGTTCTGAGATCCAGCTCATGAGCGGCGAAGTCAAAGCTGTCACCGCTGAGAGCCATCGAGATGGCGCGGATGGCTAGACGGGTCTCAGTCCACATCTGCAAGAAATGCGGGGAGCAACAGTGGTTCGCCGGTTCATGCGCGGAGTCCGGATGTTTTGGTCGAGTCGTCACCTACTCGGCGATTCTGGTAGGGGATATAGTCCAAGCAGCGTCAGCAGTGCCCAGTTCCCGAGCCTCTACCGTGAAGCGATTCGTGGACTCTCTTCTGGCATCGTCGCAGTCGTCTTCTGGGCGATAAACAAAGATGCTGAAAACAATCATCTTGCTGCCGAAGCGATTGATCAAGATCGTCTTGTGGCACTCAGGGGTATTGCAGACCAAGACACACAGGAGTTCCCCTGCGTCAATAACGATCATCGGCCGCGAGAAGAAAGAGCAAGCGAACCAAGCCCAGACATGATCTTCGCTGTCGTGACAAACGGCGGTGTTGAGCTAGTCGATCTTTTCCTCAATCAGCAGTTGTTGGACAAATTGAATGAAAACGATCCTGTCACGTGGGAAGGGCTGATCCTTTACATCGAAGATGACATCGCCAATCGTTGATTAGTTGTGCAATACCAGAAAGTCAACTGTCCCGACTGCAATACGCCTCAGAGATTTGTTCCGAGACAAAGGCCTGTGGATGGTAGGATCGAGACGTTCATCTCGTGCAAGGCCTGTGGATACGAAATAGTGCTGAAGGACCAGACACCAGCCGAGCGGGTACAAGAAGGCCGTGAGCGAGTCAAGAAGCTCAGAGCGCTGAGGCGGACGATACGCTGATGTCGATGATCGCCGACCCCGTGAGCACCCTTACTCCGCAGCAGTTGGAGTTCATCGCTCTGTACGCCTCCGGCAACGACATCCGGCGCATCGCGGAGATCAAGTTCTATTCGCCGCGAGGAGTCCAGGACTCTCTGCGCAACGCCCGCGAGCGCGTGGGCGCGCACACGCTGACCCATCTCTGCGTCATCGCTCTCGAAGGTGGCGTCATCCGCAAGAACGGCGTCGGCTTCAAGCCCGTCCAGGATGAGCGTGTCGTCGGCGAGTGAGATCATCCGCAAGGTCTTCCACAGCGGAATCTTCTGGCTCGGACTCGCCGTAGCCATCCTCCTCTTCGCGGTCTGGCAGTCCGACAAGGACAGGCCTACCAGAGTCCGCAACGCTCAGGTCCAGTTCTGCAAAACGGTCACGATCCCGGCTGCCAAGGATGCAGTTGCACGAGATCACGATGCCACAGCGCGAGACGAGGACATAGCCATCTTCGCCAAGGCTGCTGCTGAAGTTCGACGCGCCGAAGGCAACCATAAGATCGCCGCGATCTACGAAGGCGTCGTCAAGCGTGCTGAGCAGCGCAAGGCGAACGCCGAAGCTCGACAGAAGCGAGCCCACATACGCGCTTCTACGCCCTGCGAAAAGCGCTTCCCGGAGCCGTGACATGATCGAGAACGAAGGTCGGTATGCCGCCGAAGTACTCATGGACACCATCGCGCTGGTCGAGGAGTACTCGCCAGGGTGCACGCTCACCGCTGTGCAGGTGACGCTTGTCGTGCGCGAACCGGACGGCACGACCAGAACCGGGACGGTGTTGCGCGAGAAGGACACCGGGGCCTGACTGAACAGGGACGGCGGCTGGTGATGCCCGCCGCCCCTGCCAATTACTACCCGGTCAGCAGTTCGGCCAGGCGTCGTACGTGACGCGCGTCGCAACTGCATCTTGCTCCCACTCGGGAGCACTGCCGTAGGCACCAGGCGAGCCGCCATGAGCGACCCAGGTGCCGTAATCGAACTGGTATTTGCCCCAGTACTGGCCGCTTGGGCTGACAACCTGAGGGTTCCCTCCTGACTCGCAGGAAGGATTGACCATCGGGTTCGACGAGCCTCCGTTGGCGACCGTCCTGTCTGACTTCACGCCAGCAGGAGGCTGCGCCGGAGCGACCGCCTCAGAATGGGCATATGCCGGAGCCGTGAGCAGCTTCTTGAGCTGACTCCGACTACGCCGGATCTCGCCACAGGTCGCGTCGAACACGTTGCCCTTGTAGAGCACGCCGTACTTCCGGATGTTTCTGCCGGGAGCCCGCTTGCCGTGCGTCTTGGCGACCTTCTTGTAGCTGCTGGAGTACGTACGCTCCAGCTTCTTCCCGCAGTCGGCCCTGTCAGCCAGGGCGGAGGCGGGGAAGATGCAGACGGCCGAGGCCGATAGCATCGCGATGAACATCTTGCGCATGAGCGTCCTTGGGCATACCTCCCTCGCCTGCTCCGCCAGCCAGGGTCATCGGGCCATACCCAGTAGATCGCCTCCTCTCGTTGGGTACAGAATGCAGCAACCCGGCCATAAACCGGGCTGCTGTGCCTAGATCTTATCGAGTCCGGTCAGCGAGTGCCGGAGAGGGAGGCGAGATCCTCACCGAAGTGCAGCTCTCGCTCGGTCTGCTTGCGGATCTGATCCACCGGAATCCCGGAAGCCTCGGAGAGGGTGTTGATGTCCGCGCCTGCGGCGAGCAAGTCGCGCAGAGCCATGGTCATCTCGTCCTCACGCTTCAGCTCAGTGATGCGCGCCTCGATCTGCCGGTCGCGCAGTGTGGCGACGACATCTCGGTAGCTGGTGAGAGGGCTGTTGCGAAAATCTGCCATGTGGATCACCTGCCGAGCAGGTTACCCGACGGGATGCGATCTTACTAGGTCTGTAGCTATAAATATGTGTGGTCTGTATATACACACAGGGTAAAACGAGGTTGAGTGCCCTACCATCCCCGCAAGTGGCCACCGTGACGGACGCAAGGCGACGTTCCCACAGGGAACCCCTCATCGTGGATGGGCGGTACATGACGTGCCCTCGGTGTCGAGAGCAGCTCGACATCCTGCGGTTCGTCCCCATGGGCATGGTTGAGGAGTTCAAGGAGGACACGGTTCCGGTCTACAAGTGCCCGGAGTGCCGTTGGATCTTCGCGCCAGCGCCCAACGTACGCGAAGGAGCGTTCCCATGAGATTCTCGATCTTCCGTCGGCGTGAAGACGACTTCCTGACTTTCAGCGACGACGAGACCGTCGCGTACGCTGAGGTCCATCTCGCTGGCACTGAGCAGAAGGAGTCCAACGGGCTCATCGAGAAGGAGATTCTACGCACGGGTAGCTGGCCGGTCATCCCGACGCGAGGCGGCAAGGTCAAGAAGCCGCTGACGATCATCAGGGACGGCAAGAGCGACCGCGAGAAGGGCATCATCTCTCTTTCCGAGCTGTACGAGAACTTCAAGCGCGTAGGGCAGCGGGTACAGATCCCTCTGACGGACGACGACGACGATCACAAGAACAACCTGCGGCTCAACACGGGTTTCGTGCAGGAGCTGAAGATCGTTGATCGTGGCGACGGAGATTCGCGCCTGGTAGCCGTCATGGACTTCACCGAGCCCGATGTGAAGGAGAAGGTGCTGCGAGGCACCTACGCCGACGTGTCATGCGGCATCCCGTGGAACTTCTCCTCACGCGGGGAGACCTACGGAGCGGTCCTGGAGCACGTCGCCATCACGAACCGGCCGTTCATCGACGATCTCGGTCCTTTCCTGGCTCTCAGTGACGGGGACAACGAGCCCGTCCGTCGCGACATCGATCACTTCACCGCGCCCACCCCGGTCGAGCCGACCGAGCCGCCGAAGCCACGCATCGTGGATCCCTTCGGCGGCCTCTCGATCCGCGACGTGATGAAGCAGGCGATCTCTGTTCTGCCTGAGGCGATGCGCGAGACGTTCAACGTCATCGACGTGAAGGCCAACGGCATCGTCATCCAGAACGACGAAGCCAAGCAGGCCTGGCGCGTCCCGTTCAAGGTCGAGGAGGGCAAGCTCGTCTCCTCGCCTGAGGGCTGGGCGTTCCTGGAATACGAGGGGGAGGCGACGCCGCTCGTGGAGCGAGAGCCCACGGCCCCCTCGACAGAAACGCCTCCGCCGGTCGAGGAGACTCCGCCGCCTGAGCCTGCCCCAGTGGCACCTCCGGCTCCGGAATCTTCCAAGGATCCGGCAGAAGCGTCACTGGAAGCGGCCCGCCAAATCCGTCAGGCGCGTCTCGGCGCGGTGGCGGCTTCCCAGACCCCGACGAAGGAGGCGCACATGCCCCTGACGCGCGAGGAGCTGGAGCAGCTCAACCTCTCGGACATGCCCGAGAGCCAGCGAGCCGCCATCCAGAAGCTCCTCGATGACAACTCGACTCTGGCGGCATCCAGCCGTGAGAGCGAGATCGACAAGCGGATCACCGAGCTGGAGGAGCTGGGGCTGAAGGATTTCCCCGGCGCGCTCAAGCTCTACCGTCAGGTCGCTCTGGCCGACGACGGTGGCCCGGCAGTGGTCGTCCTCGCGGACGACGGCAAGACGAAGCAGTCCCGGACGGCTAAGTCCATCCTGGACGACTTCATCGAGGCCATCAAGGGCGCGGAGGACAAGATTCACCTGAGCGATCAGGCGAGTCTGACCACCGACGCTCTCAAGCCTCCGGACACTCCGGAGGGTGAGAAGAAGCCGCTCGAAGAGCGGCTCGACGACGCCAAGAAGGCCCTCGCGGGCGTTCACGGCGGCTAGAGAGGAGGTGTAGCTCATGCCCTTCGGTCATCAGACTGCCTGGCAGCGTCAGGCGCTCCCCAAGCCGGAGATCCTGGCGTATCCGCTGGAGACGACCGTGATCGACTCTGCGGTCATCAACGCCTCAGGCGTCACGGCCGACGCGTCGGGTCCGTACCAGGGCCGCCGCTACCTGCTCGCGGGCACGATCCTCTCGAAGCGAGGGGACTCCACCTACGAGCGGTATGCATCGGCCTCCGGCCAGAACGTGGCTGGCGTGCTGTTCGACACCGTGGAGTTCGCTGACGGCACGTCCGTCTCGAACGAGCCGGTGGCGTTCCTGCGCCGCAACGTCTCGTTCCAGAGCGCGAAGATCATCGACTTCGCGACCTACCAGACGCCGCTGAAGGCGGCGCTGTCCACCTGCGAGTTCCTCTAGAAAGGGGGTGAACCGCTAAATGCCCGGATTTGATATCTACGACCAGGCAGTGCTCACCTCCCTCGTCAACGAGGAAGTGGACACCGCTCTGGAGCAGACCCCGTTCTTGGGTCAGCAGATCGCCCCTCAGGTGAATCTCGCGGCTCGCATGGCGCGGATGGATGTCGGACGGACCTACTCGTTCGGCATGGGCCAGTTCAAGGCACCGAACGCGATGCCTGCGCTCGTCGAGATGCCGGTCACCGAGCGTCGAGAGGCGCTCATCGAGATGGTCCAGCTTGAGGAGATGCACCGCATCAACTCGGAGCAGTGGATCCGTCTCCAGTCCTCGGACGAGAACATCCGCAACTCGGAGGGCCTCGACGTGGTTGAGCGTGGCCGCATTCTCCGCCGCCGCCTGGAGCGGCTGACGGAGTGGATGCGGTGGCAGGCGTTCGTGAGCGGCACGCTCACGGTCACCTACCCGCGCACGAACAGCCAGCTCGTCATCGACTACGGCTGGCTCTCGGGCCATCTGGTCACCCCCGCGACCCCCTGGACCACCACGGCGTCTTCGGACCCGGTGGCGGACCTGGAGGCCATCCAGCAGAAGATCGCCGACGACTCCGGTCACCTCGGGACGAGGATCCACCTCACCTCGACGGCGGCGAAGAACCTGCTCAACAGCGCGTCGATCAAGACGTACTTCAACGTCCCTGCCGGTCAGGCGTTCCGCGCCTCGCTGGAGCAGGTGGCGTCGCTGCTGGCAGAGGGCACGCAGTTCATCGTGCACGACGCGGGCTTCCGGCCCATGGCGTCGGGCGCGGCCCGTGACGAGGCGGCGCACACGCGCTACCTGCCGGTCAACAAGGTCGTCGTCACGACCGACTACCAGATCGAGGGCGAGAACATCGCTGACACGCTCAACGGCCAGGTGGAGATCGGCGTCGCGTACAACGACACCGCGATCCAGATGGGCCCGTCGAGCGAGGTCATCCTCGACCACATGACCAAGAACCGCTACCTCCGCGAGGCTGCGGCGAAGATGGTCCGGATCATCCATCCGGAGTGCTTCGCCACCCTCACGGTCGCCGCGTAGAAGGGAGGTGCACGAAATGGCCAACGACGCATACAAGGTGCTTCAGGACACGGTTCTGAAGGTCTCGCTCCGCAGGGTCGTCAACATCGACGGTGTGGAGATCGAGGAAGGCACCGGTCAGGTGTTCGGTGCTGGCGAGTACGTCCTCGCCGACGAGCTGACCACCGCCGACCGCGAGCGTGCGGAGAACGGCGATCTGGATCACCTCCTGGAGCCTGCTGACAAGCAGGAGGCCGAGGAGGCTCGGGCCGTTGTCTCGACGGGGCTCCACATCCCGGAGCACGAGGTTGAGCGGTACGCGCTGCTCGACGCGGGCCACCGGGTCATCGAGAAGGACCAGGTGCTGGAGCTGCGCTCGGCAGGTGCCGATGCGTATCGCGAGTCGCTGGAGGCGTCCAAGGAGGGTCCGAACGAGGGCAACCCCCTCATCACGGAGCAGCCCTCCTTCATCGAGGTCCCCTCGATCACCACGACGGACGGCGGGCAGGGCCCGGTCGTCCCGGAGACGCCGGACGACAAGCGCGTCTCGGACGCCGAGGTCGAGTCGGCTCGCTCCGCTTCGGACGCTGGCGTGGAGATGCCTCCGGGCCTCCCCGTCGGTCCGACGCTCGCCAAGGCCGAGGGCGCTGACCCCGGCGAGGTGGACAAGGAGACGGAGAAGTCCGCCAAGAAGGCCGCTCGGCGCAAGCCGGGCTCGTCTTCCGACTCGGGCTCCGGCTCGTAGGGGAACCAAGTGGCTGTCACCGGTGCCATCGCCGAGCGTGTGCGCGGGATCCTTCCCGTGAGCTACGACATGCTCATCAACTCGCCCAAGTTCGGCGAGGCACCGATGCAGTCCGTCATCAACACCATCAAGCTCAAGACGATGGGGTCGATTCTGCCCAGTGGCGCTGAGGGCACCTACTCGCTGGTGGTCATCGACTATCTGGCGAAGCTGATCGCGCTGGAGCTGATCACCCCGGCCATCGACGCGTGGCGCTCTGAGCCCTATGTCGTGGCCACCACGGGCACCAACGAGCAGCTCACTTACTCCGAGGCAACCGAGGCGCTTGAGCAGCTCCGGGAAGATCTGCTCAAGCAGACACGCCTGGACTGGCCGCTCGTCGCCCCGTTGATCCCATTCAAGCCGATCATCTCTGGCCCGCGACCGGCGCTGAACACGATCAACGACGAGTTCCTGACTCCCAGCCCGCAGGAGTTCCCCCGTCCCTACAGGGTCACCGACGCATCATGAACTTCAACTCTCAATACGGCCTGGAGATGGTCGAGCGTGCTGCCTTCATGCGCATGTTCAACTTCCTCAACCAGGCCATCGACGAGGCCGAGACGCGCTGGGCAGAAAGCGATCAGACGTTCTCCGTGCTCACCGGGCAGACGTACACGCCAATCGTCGTCGAGCCGATCCTCACACAGAACTTCTACGAGGGTCATCGCCCTTCGCTCATCCGCGCTCCCATCGAGAACTACCCGAACTGCTCGGTCTGGGGCGTCCGGTCCACTCCGCACCCGGAGTCGGCCAGCAGCGATCACACAGACATCTTCAACAACCTCATCTTCATCGAGGTCATGTGCAAGGCGACCGAAGATGAAGGAATCGTGAGCAAGCGCGTCAATCGGACATGCGAAGCCGTCCACGCCGTCATGAAGGCCGACCCAACGCTGGCCGGAGTTGTGACGGGAATCGAGGGCGACGTAAGCATCAATCTGAGCGACGTGTTCACGCGCAAGGAGAACACCTCCTACGGACCGGTCTGGTACTGGCAGGGGGCGCGTCTCGAATATGTGGTGCGGAAGGATGCGGTTCTGCCGTCGTCCAGTCCTGGCTCGAACTTCCGCTCACTGCCGGACGGCATGACAGCCGCCGATTTGGCCCTCATCGACCAGGCATAAAGGAAGGAGGCAGCGACCATGAGCTACGTGAAGTGGACCAGCAATCTCATCCCTGGCGATGGGACCAGCCGGGTCATCCTCAAGGATGGCTCAGTGGTTCAGCGTGGCGTTCCCGTCGATCTCTCGGCGGAGGACAAGAAGACGCTGGAGGGGATGGGACTCGTCCTCGAATCGTCTTCGGCCGAAGAGGCGAAGTCCGTCTCGGAAGCCGTCCAGCAGGCACCGGGTGGCGACGTGTCGGGCAGCGCGCCCGTCTTCGCTGACACCCAGGGAGCCTTCAACCAGAATGCCGACGACTCCGTGGACCAGCCGTCCTCGGGCGGCGGCTCGAAGAAGAGCTAGGAGGAGGTGAAACTAGATGACTGATTTCCATCGGACCTCAGTTGACAACCGGAGCTTCATCCGTGGTGCGGCTCGCATCCTGATCGCGAACCCGACCTACGCTCCGCGTCCGGCGAAGATCGGAGACGTGATCGCCCTGGCTTCGGCCGCAGGCATCGCGCTCTACGACGCGTCGGCTTCGGCGACGGTCTCCGGTTGGACCGATCTCGGTGCCACGAAGACGGGCATCCAGATCACGATCAACAACGCCGAGGAATCGTTCGACGTGGATCAGATCCTCGGAGACATCTCGTCCGCGCCTACCTCGTGGGAGTGCTCGGTCGGGACGCAGCTCGCGGAGATGACCCCGGAGAAGCTCCAGATCGCATGGGAGGGCTCGGCCATCACGACCGATTCCGGCCCGACGATCCCGGAGCACGAGATCGGCTTCGGCCAGCCGTCGGCGTACACGCTGCGGCGACTCGCGGTGCTGTTCCAGCGCCCGAACGGCCGCATCCGCGCCTACCTGTTCCACAAGGTGCAGCGGATGCCGCAGGAGTCCTCGGTCACGCACGCCAAGACGGGCGAGCAGGTCTCGATCCCGGTGCGCTTCCGGGTGCTGGCCGACTCGACGATCACGGACCCGTACAAGCGGTTCTTCATCATCCGCGACCAGTCCACTCCGGCCAACACGGGCGGCTAGCGAAGCAGTACACTTCGTGCAGCCGGGCAACGCAAAGCGGGCTCGTCCATCGGAGCGAAGCTCAGAAGAGCGCTCACTATGGGTCGCCTTGGTCTCGACATCTCACACGAAGCCTCTGGGAATCTTCCCGGGGGCTTCGTCGTGTTTTGGGGAGGCCACTGATGGAATACGAGATCCGCTCCGAAGGTCTGACCGACTTCGAGATTCGCTTCCGGGCGATCAAGGAGTTCCGGGAGGACATCCACGACGCGATGAAGGAGGCTGCCGAAGAGGCTGGCTCCTACATGGGCACTCACGTCCCGTACGAGGGAGGTGCCCTGTTCCGTGCCATCAACGTCGGGGAAATCTCGTACAGCCCTGGCGCAGCCGGTGGCGGCGGTTATTACGAGGTGCACGTCGGAGTCGATGAGTCTCAGGCACCACATGCCGAGTTCGTCATCGAAGGCACAGGCCTCTTCAACAGGGAGCACCCGACCAACGGAATCTTCCCGTCCAACGGCAACGTTCTCGCGTTCACAGATCGCGGGCAGCAGGTCTTTGCCGCTTGGGTGAGAGGGCAGGAGCCACAGCGAGCGTGGTTCGAGAACGCCCAGGATCTGGCTCGCACGATCATCGCCCGCAAGATCGCGGGCATCTAATGGGACCGCACGACCACGAAGGAGGGCACATGCCCACTGAGCAGCACACGGATTTCGATCAGTCTCCCGTAGAGACCGAGATCGACTTCAAGCCCGGAGAGGACGCCAGCACGGCGGTCTTCGATCAGCAGCCTGTGCCCGCCGAGGCCACCGAGTCTGACGGCGGTGAGATCGGCCGAGGCGACAACGTAGGGGGAGACAACGCGCGTCAGAACCAGCAGGACGTTCTGGACGCCATCGTCCCGAACGCCGAGCCGCACGTCTGGACCATCGGGCCGCCCGACACGGAGCGCACCTTCGTGCAGAAGCCGCTGAGCTTCATCGGCAAGATGCAGTGGTTCTCCCTCGTGGGCAACGTGCTCGACAAGGCGCTCTCCGGGCCCCAGGGCATGAGCCTCGCCAGCCTCTTCTCGGCTCCGAACCGAGCAGGGCAGCTTCGCGCGCAGGATTTCCGCGACGCTGACACCTTCGTGCAGGCGATCTCCAAGCTCGTCGCAGCCGCTCCGGAGTTCCTCGTGGACTCCTACATGATCTGGCTCAACGTGCCGGACTACGACCGTGGCACTGTCCGTGAGCTGATGAATCTGCCCGCCGACGAGGGCGGTCTCTCCGACGACCAGGGCATGCAGATCATCGAGACGTTCCTCGACCAGAACTACGACGCGCTGGCGTCTTTTTTCGGGGAGCGCCTTCAGGCGCTTCAGAACCGCGTGGCGAAGCTCAACCAGCTCCGAGCGGACCGCAAGTAACAGCCATCGAGGCACTGGAGCAATACACCGCACACCACTCCGAAACCGTAGAAGAGATCCTCGAATGGCCATGGCGGCGATTCGAGGTCTTCTACGGCGCATTCATCAAGCGTCAGGTCATCGAGACGCTTGAGCGCCGGAAGGAAAGCATCATCGCCGCCTTCTGGGCAAACGACGGAATGAACGACGACAAGGGGACTCGGCAAGAAGCAATCGAGAGCATCGAAGAGAACTTTCAACAGGCCGTTGACCAGATACTGGGCAACGCAGAACCGGAAGAAGAGATCGACGAGTCGAATCCCTTCTGGGCTCCAGTGGCGAAAGCCAAGGAGCGGTTGGCGGAAGTTCTGCCTGACGGTGACACCGAAACCGTCAACGAGATGATCCAGCAAGAGAACGACTTCTCGAAGTACATCGACCAGACCTAATGGCAGACGCCCGGTACCTCATTGACATAATTCTCAACGCCAAGGACAACACGTCCGAGGCGTTCGGGAAGCTGCTCCAGAACCAGAAGGAGCTTCAGCGGCTCCAGAACGAGCAGCAGCAGCAGAACGAGAGGGTCGGGCAGTCCTTCGAGAACATGACTCGGAGGATCAATTCGTCGCAGGCGGAGCTTCTGCGGAGGCAGAAGGAGATCAAAGCCTCCAACGAGGATCAGGTCAATGCGATGGTCAAGCTGGAGCAGGCGGCCTCGCGATACGCGCGTGCGCAGGGCGACGCCAATGCCAGTGACGCTCAGCGGGTTCAGGCGCTACAGCAGCTTCGTTCAGCAGAGGACGCTCTAGTCGAATCGATGGGCAAGGGCGATGCCGCTGCCAAGCGTCGTTCTGCCCGCGCTCTTGCAGATGCCAGGACTCAGGTCGAAGCGCTCAAGATGGTCCGAGCTGAGGCCGACAGGAACGCTCAGGCGGAAGCCAAGGCCGACCAAGAGCGCCAGCGCGCTCACGCGCGTCAGATGCAGGAGTTCACCCAGCAGGCTCGTGCTCGGCAGCGATTCCGCGAGGAAGAGCGTCGCGCGATGCAGAAGGAAGAGGAGGAGCGTCGCCGAGAGCCCCAGAAGACGCTCGACATCATCAACCGTTCCGAGTCCGAGGCAGCGCGTCGTCGCGAGGCTGATCTTCGAGATGTTCTGAGGATCGAGGCTGACAGGCGCAAGGCGGTCGAGGATCGCATGCGCAAGGAGGAGCAGGAGCTTCAGCTCGGCAAGAAGTACCTGGAGCAGATTCAGCGCATTCAGCGCATCGAGGAAGAGCGTCGCCGCGCCGCCGAACGCGGCGATCTGGTCATCAAGGCCCAGCTCGACTTCGACGCGAAGCAGGCTCGTGCTGAGGCTCAGGAAGTCGCCGCCGGTCTCCGCGCTCTGTTCGACCACATCGAGGCCAACATCGATCTCGACTCGGGTGCCATGACGGCTCACGCGGCCGAGGTCATGGCGATGAAGGAGCTGCTCGGCAAGGACATCGAGATCAACGTCGATATGGATGTCGATTTCGCCAAGGTTGCTGCTGCCAGCGCTGCCATGAGGACAGTGGCCAGGGACTCCGACCACGCCAGTCAGAGGCTCGGTCTTCTGCGTGGCTCGCTGAGGGCGGCCAGTGAGGGCTTCCACGGATCATCACAGACGATCTCCTCCTTCGACAACTTCCTCCGAGGGCTGATGTCTCTCGGTATCGCGACCTTCTTCAATCAGCTCTTCCTGCTCGCGTCTGCTGCTGGCGGCGCTCTATTCTCGTTGGCGTCTTCTGCCGGAATGGCCGGTGCTGCGGTAGGTGGTTCGCTCGTTGCGGGCATCGCACAGGCGCTCGGGCCGCTTGGTCTCCTTGCCGCAGCAGCTCAGCGCATCGCTTCGGTGATGAATGCAGTACAGCAGGCGAATCTTCTCCAGCAGCAGCAGAGCTACCAGGGCGCTCAGGCAGCTCGGCAACAGGCCAGTGCAGTCGATCAGGTCAGAGGAGCAGAGGAACGGCTGGCTGATGCTGGACGCCGAGTTAGTGAGGCTCAGCAGAATGTCAACGATGCACGCCAGGAGGGAATCGACAAGCTCAACGAGCTGATTCTCGCCCAGCGTGGTTTGGCGCTCAGTGTCGAGGAGTCCGAGAGCGCGATTCGCCGCGCCACTCGCACCGGCGACACGAGCGCTCTTCCGCGCGCCTTCGTTCGCCGTGATGAGGCGACAGCAGAACTCCAGGCCAATCGTCGTGAGGTCGCTTCAAGGCTCGCTGCCGGTCCTGGAGGCTCTCCTGAGGTCGCTGCTGCCAATGAGCAGCTCCGAGACGCTCAGAGGGCCGCCAGAGAGGCCCAGAGGAGCCTTGATGGCGCGAATCGTTCAGCCACACAGGCTCAGGAAGGCGTAACAGCCGCCGCTGGCAAGCTCAACTACCTCATGTCTCAGCTCTCGGGGGCTGAGCGTCGTCTCTACCAGGCCATCCTCCGGCTTCAGACCGTATGGCGCGACTTCGCCCAGTTCGCCACCGAGCCGCTCATAAACGCCTTCACGCGGACGATCAACCGCGTCATAGAGCTGCTTCAGGATCCACGGATCCGCAACGCAGCGCGCGGGCTTGCCACGACGATGGCGGCACAGTTCAACCGCATTGTCGATGCCTTCACAAGCGACGCAGCCATTGGGCAGCTACTGAGGATCGTCGAGCAAGCTCGCCGCAACCTCGCTCCGCTGACTGACATCGCGATCAACATGGGCAAGGCCTTCGCTGATCTCGCTGAGGCAGCGGGCCCGGCCTTCCGACAGATCATCCTCTGGGTACGCGACATCTCGGATCGCGTCTCCGACTTCTTCGAGCAGGGCAGAAAGTCCGGTGCCCTTCAGGACTTCTTCAAGGAGGGCGTCGTCCACCTGAAGGCCTGGGGCGATCTGATCTGGCAGGTCATCCGCCTCTTCGCTGCGCTGGCAGGTCCGGGCGGTGGCGCTCAGAACGGTCTCAAGCTCGTGCGCGACATGGCCGACGCCATCCGTGGCTGGGCAGACGCCATCGAGACTCCTGGGACGAAGCTCAACGAGTTCTTCCAGCGCTTCTTCGATCTGTCTCGCAAGATGATCGAGGCGATGGCTCCAGTGTTCGAGTCCATCGCGAACGAGATCAACAAGACCTTCGGCACTCAGGGGCTGCGATCTGTCGAAGGCTTCGCGGCGTTCCTGGCTCAGGTGCTCATCCCGGCCATCGGAAACTTCGCTCGGGCGCTGGGCAGCGCAACCGCTGCGCTGGGCGACATCATCAAGGCGCATCCGGGTATCGCGCGAATCGCTTCGGCGCTGCTGGCGACTGCGTTCGGGATGTCTGTGCTCGGCCGTGCGTTCGCGATCTTCGGCGGCATCACTCGGCCCATCGGCTTCCTGATCGGGCGTCTGGCAGAGACGACCACCCTCACCGAACGACTCGGCTCACAGGCCACTCGAACTGCTGGCCTCTTCTCACGAGCACGACTCGTCATCGCCGGGCCCTGGATTGCTCTGGCCGCAGTGCTGGTGATTCTCCTCCAGCGCGCTGGGAAGCTCGACGATATCTGGCGGCAGGTCATCAGGACGTTTCGCGACATCTTCAAGATCGTCAAGCCGGGATTCGATGATCTGAAGGAGAGCATCGAAGACTTCATGGCACAGTTCCGGGGCGGCAACGCCGGTCTGCTCGGCGTCTTCCTGGACATCCTCACCACCATCGCCAGCATTATCGGCGACGTATTGATCGAGGCCATCCACTCCTTCGGGATCATGGTCGGCAACACGATCAGAGGCGTCATCCGGGTCTTCGGCGGCGTGCTCGACATCTTGAGCGCGATCATGGCCGTCTTCAGAGGTGACTTCGACGAGGCCGGGCGACTGGCACTCAGGGGAGTCCGGAAGATCGCTCAGGGCATCTTCGACGCGCTTTGGGGAGTTCTCTCCGGCATCGGCGGCTTTTTCATCCGGCTCTTCCGCCGGGGCATGAACGCGGTGATCGACTACATCGGCAAGCCAGCCGTAGCACTCGCCAAGAGCATCATTGAAGGCATCTTGGATGGCCTCAAGTCTCTGCCGCGTCTGCTCATTCGCGGTTTCCGGAGCGCCATCAACGCCGTCGGAGACTTCATCCACGACATCGGTGGCGATCTGGAAGATTTCGGCCTGCGGATCATCAAGGGAATCGCCCGAGGGATCGTCTCAGGCGCTGATGCTGTGAAGGACGCCATCGCCGGGGCGCTGAGCGGTCGCATCGAGGTCGGCGGACGCAACATCAACCCGCTCTCGCTGCTGAAGGCCAGCGGTGGTCCGATCCCCGGAGTGGGCGATACGGATTCTGTTCCCGCCCTGCTGACGCCAGGCGAGCACGTCCTGACCAAGCAGGAGGTCCAGAACGCTGGTGGCCATGGCGTGATCTTCGCCATCCGCCGTCTGCTCGGAGGCGGTGGCCAGAGCGGTCAGGCAGGTCGCTACGCCGAGGGTGGCGCAGTCGCAGCACCGGCGGCCATCGGTGTCAACTTCGTCGGCAATCTGGAGTCCTTCAAGAAGGCTTGGGGCGGCATGTGGGAGGACGTTGCTGCGTCTGCCCGCAGAGGCTCCACGATGATCGAGAATAGGGTCAACGTCCTCCGCATCAACGTGTCGCGGTTGATGACGCAGATCCAGAACGTCTTCAGCTCGCGTCTGAACAACATGGAGGACGAGGCTGATCAGAGCACGAATCGCATCGCTAGGTTCTTTGACCGCTCCTTCGATGACGTTCAGCAAGCCGTCTACCAGGGTCTGCGCTATGTCACTAACGCGACCAACGAGTCACTCAACGCCTTCGATGCCAAGCCGGTCGCCGTCTCTCTCCGCCGTCCCCGTGGTCACGCCGGAGGCGGCATGGTCGGCCGCTCCGGAGAGCGTGGTGAGGATGCGATCCCGACGTGGCTGGGGCGTGGCGAGGCGGTCCTGAACTGGGCCCACCAGAAGGTCGTCAACTCGGCGCTGTGGAATCAGTACGGCACGACACTCGACGGTCTCTTCAAGAGCACCAGTGCTCTCCATGCAGGCACGCATTCGCCAGGCTTCGCGACCGGTGGTTTTACCGGCCCCGGCCATTCAGGCGAGGGCTTCACACCCGTCTGGAACATGGCCAAGAAGAAGTTCGGCATGACGTACTTCACGGGCTACGACGGCCACAACCGGATGACCAGCTCTGGCAACGTCTCCGATCACTTCTACCACCGCGCTCTTGACATGGGCAACGGTGTCCTGACCGCTGGCGAGGATGCACTGAACGCCTTCGTCAAGACCAGGATTCCGCAGGTCGTCAAGCAGCTCATCTGGCGCGACAGGGATCAGTTCAACGGCTATCCAATCGGTGGGCATCAGGATCACGTCCATCTCGCCATGAAGGACGCCTTCGCGTTCAACGGCCCGCTCATGGCCAAGCTGATCTCGCGCTCGCTGCGAGGCTTGTCTGTTGCCAAGCTGCTGGCTGGCGTCACTGACAGCGACAGCTTCGATGTAGACCATGTGGACCGGGCCCAATTCAAGGGCGTCGGTCCGCTGAAGGAATTGGCCTCGAAGATGGTCAACAAGGCGCGCAACGCGGCCAACAAGCTCATCGACAAGCTGGCCATCAAGTTCGGTGGTGGCACCGATGCGCTCGGTCTTCACGGCGTCGCAGAACTGGGTGACGGTCCACGGGCTCAGCAGGTCTTCAACTTCTTCCGGTCCGCTGGTTTCACTGATGCTCAGGCGGCAGCGTGGGTCGGCAATCTCTCGCAGGAGTCGGGTCTCTCTACGACCATCGTCAACGGGGCCAGCGGCGCGACCGGTCTCGCCCAGTGGCTCGGCGGTCGTCTGGTAGGCCTGAAGAACTTCGCGGCAGACCGCAACCAGAACTGGACAAGCCTCAAGACGCAGCTCGATTACATCCTCTATGAGCTGAACGGTCCCGAGAGCGCAGCCGCTGCTGCCATTCGTGGCGCTGACACGCTCAAGGAGGCCGTGGACGCCATCGCCTTCCGATACGAGCGGATGGGTGCGAACGAGGTGGGAGACCGCTACAGTCCCGCCCAGACGGCTCTGGAGCGCTTCGGTAGGCGTCGGGCCGCCGGAGGATTCGTCGGCGGAGAGGCTGGCTACGCACGAGGCGGCGAGCTTCCGGGTCGTGGCCAGGGCGAGCCGATGAGCATCATCGCCCACGCTGGCGAATGGATCCTCAACAAGAGCCAGCAGCTCAAGCTCGCAGCAGCGATGGGCGTCTCCACCTCAGCGATCAAGCGTCTGCTGGGATTCAGCGGAACTGCCAAGGAGTCGTTCGCTGACGGTGGCGAGGTGCTTCACATCGGTGACTCTCTCGGCGTCGGGATCCAGCGTGCCCTGAAGCGGATGGTTGATGGTCTCGTCTCGAACGCTCGCGAGGGCAGAAACTCCGATCAGGCCATCGACATCCTCAAGCAGAAGCTCAAGAAGGCGTACCGCGAGGTCATCTTCGATGTTGGCACGAATGATGCTCATGCCAGCGTGCTGGAGAAGAACCTCAAGCGCGCCTACAGGCTTCTGCGTGACGATCAGGAGCTTGTCCTCTCCACGGTTCGCGGTCCTGGCGCTGCGGCGAAGAACAGAGTCCTGCGTGAGTTCGCTGCGGAGCACGACAATGTGCGGCTCGTCAACACGCGTGGCATCGCCGTCGGACCCGATGGCATCCACATGGACGCTGAAGGCTACCGTCAGCGCGCTCGTCTGCTGGCTAACGCGGTCAAGGGCGGTCTGGGTGCAGGTCGCGGCTACACAGCTCCGGTCATCGACCCGACTAGCGTCAGCGGTCTTGAGCGAGAGATGGATGAGGTCTTCAAGGCCATCAACCAGATCGGCAAGAAGGGCAAGCTCGGGGCGCGGATCGACAAGTTCGTCAAGAACATCCGCAACATCACTGACGATGGTGGATACCTCGATCAGATGGGCGAAGCTCTCGACCGCCTCGGGACGCGCATGGAGACTTCTCTGGCGCTCGCTCAGCAGGGCTTCCGCCGAGTTGGCTCTCGACTCACGCGTCGTCGTGGTGGCCCTCTCTCGGACGCTGTGCAGGTTGCCAACCGCACGGTGGACATGTACGAGGATCTGGGCACCGCGATCCGTACAGCGCGCGCTGAGGCTCGTCAGGGGCTCAACGCAGTCCAGGCCCAGATCAACAGGATCAAGAAGGGCGGCGTCAGCAAGGCCGAGGAGGACCGGTACCGCACTCTCATCGCAGCTCGCACCCGCTTCCAGAACGAGCTGTCGTCGCTGGATGCAAGATTCGCTGAGAACCAGGAGAATCTCTACAAGGCACTCCAGGATCGCTTTGAGGCCAACACGGAGAAGGCGCTGCGTGCCTCCACTCAGCAGGCGTCTGGTCTCGACATGTACGACCGCATCTTCGCGGCGCTCGGCAATGAGGACGCTGCTCGTAGGATCGGCGAGCTGCAACTGGCCAACCTGAAGGCTCAGCAGGCTGTCCTGTCGCGCCGTTTCGCTCAGGCCTCCGCCCTTGCCCGACGTGACTCCCGTTGGCAGGGCATCGCAGACGCGCTGGCTGATCAGCTCCGCGACGTGACAGCTTCGATCTTCGAGCAGACAGCCGCGAACCTGAAGGCGGTCTTCGACAACATCGAGGGTCGTTACGCCAACGCAAGCCGCCAGTTGGACATCAGGGAACGTCTTGCCTCAGTCGCAGATCGAGCTGGCAACAGACTCGGTGCCATATCTCAGCAGCAGGTCATCGGCGCGCAGCGCGTCTCCTACGCTCGTGGCGAGATCACCGAGCTGTCTCGCGTTTTGGCTGTTGCTAGGGCTCAGGGAAACGTCGGTCTCGCGAAGGAGACACAGGAGCGCATCGACGAGCTGAACACGTCGATCCAGGAGTTGGAGCAGTCCAACCGCGAGCTGGTCTTCACCTACCGCCAGACAGCGACCGAGATCATCACCGGCCGGGCAGAGCGTTCCACCGGCCTCATCGGTTCTGCCCAGACCATCATCGAGCGCCTCGGGCAGCTCACAGGGTCCACTCAATTCGGGCAGATTCAGAGGTTCCTCCAGCAGTCCGCTGAGCAGCTCAAGATCGCCGCCACGGAGATCGCCAACAACGTGCGCTCTGGAGCTGGCGAGTTCAGCGGCGCTGGCGGATCGATCCTCACGCAGCTCGCTAATGCCTTCCAGCAGAGCCCGACCAGCTTCGCTACCAAGCTCGCTGAGCTTGGCCCGGCAATCGCGGCGCTCGAAGCGACCATGGGCGAGACTGAGCGCACCGCCTTCCAAGCGCTCATCCAGTCGATGCTGGACAACACGCTGGCGATCCTCGATAACACCGATCAGCTCAACAAGATCAACAACCCTGTCGGGCAGTCCTTTTCGTCATCGCTCTGGCAGAACCTACGGATGGCGCTCTTCAACGGGAACGGTCTGCCGCTCTACCAGTACCTTCCCCACTTCCAGGCTGGTGGCGTAATGCCCTACGACGGCCCTGCCTACCTGCACGCTGGCGAGATCATCACGAACCCGCGTCGCGGCCAGCTAGCGCCGGGTTCCGAGGAGCACACGCACGTGCACCTTCATAATGTGGAGAAGGACGTAGACATCGGACACGCGTTCGAGGTCGTCGAGTTCAAGCGCAGCCAGCGGAGGGCCACCTAGATGCCAACGATGAGGGCGACGGATTTCAAGACGATTGCCGACACGGCTCTCATCGCCCCGCGTGGCCTGGAGTGCGTTTTCGAGTACAAGGGACTGACACTCAACGACCGTCGTTGGCCCGACCACTACCGGCTGACCAGAGTTACTGGTCTCGATGATTCCGATGTTCGCGACAGCCGCGAGCCCAATCCGGACGCCGACGGAGAGACTCCCTTCGGCAGTCGCTACGGAGGTCGCACCATCGGTCTCACTGGCTACGTTCAGGCAGGCAACTTGAACTACATGCGCCACATGTGGGCGCAGCTCAAGGCAGCGGTTGACGATCTCACCGAAGACGATCTTCTGCTGAGATGGATGGATTGGCGCGACGACTTCGAGGGCGGCTCTTCCGCAGCCGTCATGCAGGACTACGTGGTTGATTTGGGTTCTGGTCTCGCTGTGTCGAACGGGCAGATCGTTCCTTCTTCGACCGGCTTGAAGACGCTCTACATGCCCTACCGCACATACGTTGACGGTTGGGCAGAGGTCAAGTTCACGACCGGCGCTTCTGTGACCACGCACGAGTCGATGATCCGACTTCGGCGCAAGACCGATACGGACTACCTCGCCATAGGCGCGCGAAACACGAGTACGCAGTTCGGCATCTTCACGGTCATCGGCGGCACCCTGGCAGCCAAGACCACGGTCTCTCAGGCGCTCAGCACCGCTACCACCTACTGGATCCGAGCGAAGGTCGAAGGCAACGTCGTCACGGCCGAGCTGTGGAACACAGACCCTGCTCTCGGAGGCACAGCTCTTCAAACCGTAACGCACACGCTGACGAGCACGGACATAACCGCACTGGGCACCGGCATCACCGGCAACATGGGACTACGGATCAATCCAGGCGGCACTGACTGGCGCTACGAGTACGTGGACTTCAGGGGAATGAACGTTGGCGACTTCATGGTTCCTGATTGTCAGAAGTTCGCGAAGGTTGAAGGCGATGAGAGCTTCGATGGCCTCTACTACCGCAAGGCCTTCATGATCTCGTTGCGGTCGTCGAGCGCGGTGCTGCTTTCGCGGATGCCTACATCTATCTCAGGTGCCGTAGCAACCGCTGCGCTGACTTTCCCAGGAGGCGGTACAGGCATTCCGTTCCCAGGATCCGGTGGGCTCGTGTTCGGCGTCACCTTGGGTACCGCGAAGAACTTGGGATACAGCCGCACTCACGCCAACGTCCTCCTGACTGGTCCACTCACGAACCCTGCCGTGATCAATTTGACCAATGGCAGGAGAGTCGTTATCTCCGGCAGCCTGCTGACCGGCGAGTCTCTGACCATCGATTCTCGTTTGCGTACGGTGGTGGACGGTCTTGGCAACAACCGCTACGACCTCACAGGCCCTGAGAACGACTGGCTGCTTCTGGAGAAGGGCGACAACGTGATCGCGACCGGTGCTGACGCCATCGGAGGCAACGCCACGGTGAGCTGGAGGCACGCCGGGCGATGACGGATAGTGGTCTTAGCAACTACAAGTTCGAGCTGGCAGATTCCTACGATCTTTCGGGACTAGGGGAACTCACGCAGGCTAGGAATAGGTCGCTCCAGCTTTCGCTCAATAGGGCTGGTGCCTTCTCCTGCACGCTGCCGCTGGACGACGGAATGGCCGAGATCGTCGAGGAAGTTCGCACTTGCGTGATCGTCAGTGTGGATGGGGAGACGATTTGGTCTGGCCCAGTCTGGAATGTCCAGGAGCAGATCAACAATCAGAGCGCCACGATGCAGATCGGCTGTGTTGGATGGCTCCAGACACTCGACAAGCGCGTGGTTCGACCGGAGTGGAACGCGGGCAATCCAATCCAGTACGACGGGGTTGATGCCGGTGAGATCGCTTTGGATCTGCTCACGCGGACTAACAACGACGCGTATGCCGCTGGTGCTCCTTCTTACGTCTTCCCTGGTATTTACGACAGCACGCAGTTCCGCTATCGGACCTACCAGCCATGGTCTGGCATCCTGACTTCGCTCAATGAGCTGACCGAGATCGAATCTGGATTCGACATGCTCGTGGATCCTGTCACTCGCGAGCTGAACATCTACGCTCGCATCGGCGTGGACAGCGGCATCCTCTTCCAGCTTCCCGGCAACGTGTCCAGTGTCTCGCGGCAGACCGACTCTGGCTCGATCACCAACTACATAACTGCGTACTCGTCGGCGGCGCGGGCCAGCGAAGCGGACGCTGAGTCGCTCTCTGACTACGGACTATTCGAGGAAGCACAGTCGCTTTCTGATGTCGTCAATTCCGAGACGCTCACGGCCTGGGCGGCGGGAGAGATCTTCGTCCACTCCCGTCCTCTGCCGATCATCAGCTTCCAGCCGCAGCCCGAGTCTCCAGAGAACCCTAATGCACCACGAGTCTTCCGCGACTACAACATCGGCGACTTCGTTCGGCTGACAGCCAGGAAGGGACGGCTCCAGCTCGATAGGCAGCCCTTGCGGATCTTCAGCTTCACGGTTTCCTTCCCAGAGACCGGCGGGGCTCAAGTGAGCGACTTTCAGACGACCGCTGGAGGGGCATGATGAGCCAGCTCATCCGACGCCCAGACGGTATGCGCTACGTGGACTCCATCGAGCAGCGTACGGCTGCTCTGGAGCGCCGTCAGGCCGGAGAGCTTGAGAGCCGCCTTGCCGCAGTAGAAGCAGACGTAGCCGTGAAAGGACGGCTTATCGATGTCCAGAAGGTCGTCGGGCAGAACAACGCCTACCGCGCACTTGGCAATGGCGCTCAGTTGACGGTGAATGCCGCGAATACGATTCCATTGCAGTCGTGGTACACGCCGCCTATAGATGTTTGGTGGGAAGCTCACCTTCATATCGGCATCCTGAACAAGACTGATGCTGCCTACCATTACTCGCAGCCGAACTTGACGATGAACACTCCTGACGCGGACGGTTTTCAAACTGCCACAAACACGATCACTCAGCACTCAGCAGTGCAGCAATACGAATCTCACAACATGTTCGCCATGTTCAAACTCACAGCGGGCGTGGCCTATTCGGTCTACTCGACAGTCGGCTTCAGCGGCGGGACATGGCAGTACTACCAAGGAGCGAACACGCTCAATCTCGTCACGAAGGCCTGGGCGCGATGACAATAAAGACTTACGTCCCTGGTAGCGAGGTCACGCCTCAAGAGCTGAACGACATCCAGAATGACTACATCGTCGCTGGTTATGAATCGTGGGTGACGCTCAGTCAGAACGGCGGAGATGTTTTCTCGTCTGTTGCTGCACAGAACATGTACTCGCCGCCGACATCATTCCTTGACTTTGATAGTCAGTGGATGGCAAGTCGTCTTGATCCTGCCGATTATCCCAACAGCTATAACGGGTCACTTCGCACAAGACAGCTTCGCCTAGTCGTTATTTGTCAAACAGATTTAGTAGCAATCGGTGATCGAGTTCAGGATGTATCGCTTCGCACAGTTGCTAGTTCGGCCACAGTCAACACGTATACATTAGGAACAAAGTTGGGAACCGTAACTATTCCCAGCCTGGATGAATCTCAGACTTATTATAGATTCGACGGAGATCCTTTCACTTTTCCGGCTGCTGGTCTGTATACAGTTGAACACGCTCTAAGAGGTCAGGCTGCAACAGCCGCAAATGTTGGTTTGTCTTTAGGAGTTCTGCTTCAGACGAGGGCTATCTGATGGCTCGTTTCAAGACATTCGCTAATAGCGGAACGCTAGCTCCTGGAGATCTTGAGATAATGAAGACCGAGATCGACGATGCGATCTCGCGACGGAAGAAGATCTGGATAGGCCAGATGTCTACTTGGTACAACCCTGGAAATTCATGGTTGCTGCCGACGAAAATTGTCGCTCTATCTTCTCAGTCACAAGTCCCGGGATTTCGAGAAACCGATGGCACTTGGTCTTTCGGTTCTTCGGGTGGTCGTGGTCATTTGATCGCTATCGACAACCAGTCCACTGCATTTCGCAAGCAGAGAATCATGTATGAGGTGGTAGTGAATCTCGGTTTGGACCCCAACGGGACTCCATACGGGGCTAATGTGGCCTTGGCGCTTTACCCCGTCGTAGGACAAGGGCACGTGCAAAATCTCGGGCAGGGATTCGTTACGTGGGTAGCTGGGTCTGTTCCGATGCCAGGAACTGGGTTCAGTATTGGCAACCCAGTCTCCGGTTCCATGATGAGGCTGTTCTCCAGCAGCTTCCCAGTGCCACAGAACGGTAACTATCTTCTCTGCGCTTCCGTAGACGCAACTCCGCCTGTTGGTTCTGATCTTGGCATTATGGCTTCTGTGTGCACGTTGCCAGGAGATAGATCATGACCAAAGTAACGACTTTTGGCCAGTCTCCCGACACGATCCTGACCACCGAATTCAACAACATCCAAGACGACTACGAAGAGCTTTTCCAGGAGTACACGACAATTCATGAAGGCCGAGTGAGAGATCTACAGTCTCGTGTTGCTACGTCGGCTTACATCATGAACCCTTACTACATCGAGTCGCAAAAGGCCGAGTTGCCTGTAGCAACCAACCAGACTCCAGCAGGGTTCGTAATCTCTGTGAATGATTTCTTTTGGTGGGATCCAGCCGATTACGCGAACTTCATCACAGGAGCTGGCGGTACAAGGGTCTTGAAGCTCCGCTTGCGTAGTGTGGTCATGTGCTTGGGGGCTACAGCACCAGGAGTTTCGTTCTCTTTCGGCATTCGCGCAGTCAGCAGCTTCTCTGGAGGATCTGTTTCGACAATGCGTCGATACACGATGGCCTCTAGCAGTGTCGCGGGATTCACCACCACGCATACAACGCCTGGAGCCAACACGACAACCGTGCAGTCTGTGGAGATGGCTGACGCCAGCACTCTGACGCCTGGCCAGTACGCGATCATCTACCACGGCAACGTCGCACCAAATGCTTCGTCAGACTGCAATGCTGTGGCTGATATCTCGCTAAAGATCGAGTAGCCATGTCCGTGACAAGGTACATACCTGGCAGTTCAGCAACTCCGTCGAATCTGAATGAGATCCAAGATGACTACATCGACTCGGGTTACGAGAATTGGGTCACTATATCTACGGCCTCTGACAACCCGATTTCTTCTACGGTAGCTGGCAATAGGTATCAGCCAGCGGGATTTTGGGGAAGTGTCGTCGGGTCATCTCCGAAGTTCAACCGTCTAGATCCCGCTGATCATGCGAATAGCTACAACGGATCTTTGCGTACAAGACAGCTCAGATTCGTGATAACTGTTTACACAGATTTGGTAGCAATAGGCGACAGAATTCAAGAAGTAGCTCTCAGGTCAGTAGCTACAACAGCAACGTCTGGCACGTTTAGCCTTGGTACTAAACTTGGCACTGTAGCTCTCCCGAGCTTGACGATAGCTAGAAACGTATACAGATTTGAAGGCGCTGCCTTCGCATTTCCTGCTGCTGGCCAGTACACCATTGAGACGCAACTAAGGGCTCAGGGAGCGACAGTCCCTAACGTCGGATCAGCGTTGTTCATAAGCCTGCAAACGAGAGCTACCTGATGGCCAGATTCAAGACATTTGCGGACTCTGGGACGATGGTCCCGAACGACCTCAACACGCTTCGCGCTGAGATCGACGGATCACTTGGGAGATGGAAGAAAATCTGGGAGGGCCACGGATCTACGTGGACACCGCCTTCCGGCAACTCGTTCTTGGTACCCGGCAATGTAGGCGCGTTCGGCCATGCTGCCAGCATAGTTGGATTCGCTCTTGGCACGCCTTCTAGCGGCGTCTGGAACTTCACGACTGGCCAATACGGGCACATCATCCAGATCATCAACGAGCCTCTGAGTAATGGCAGGAAGGCGCTGCTGAGATATGACATGCTCGTGCACTTCTCTCTGTCTCCCGCAGGAAGCTCCTTCGGGGCTAACGCAACGATTTCCTTGTACCCAGCAGTCGGCCAAGGTCATCAGCAGAACCAGTCGGGATTCGGGTGGGTCACGCCGACTTTCTCGATGGACCCAGTAGTCGGGACTTCGTTCAGGATCGCTAAGCCGGTCTCGTACAGCCGCTACAGGGCGGTATCTAATTCGTTTCCAATGCCACAGACTGGTATCTACATGATCGGCATGACAGTAGATAGTCAGCCTGTTGCAAATTCAGATCTAGGCGTCAAGATTGCTCTCGTTACGCGCCCAGGAAAGCTCTCATGACCAGAGTGACTACATTCGGCCAGTCTCCTGACACTGTTCTCGCTTCTGAGATGAACAACATTCAGGATGACTATGAACAGTTGTATAAGGAATACACTGTCTTTCATTCTGGGCATATGATTGGTGCCGAAGGCAAGACAACTGGTTATTTCTACATGTTGGCTGCCAACGAAAACCAGAGCGGAGTAGCGAGAGTCTCGGTTGCACAACAGGTCACTGATCCTGGTGTGTATATATCACCTCAGTGTTTCTTCTACTGGGATCCAGATGACTACGAAGACCTTCGCCAGGGAGCTGGCGGAGAAAGAACTTTGAAGTTGCGCATGCGATCTGTCGTGATGTGCAACGGGTCAACTGCTCCAGGGCAGAGCTTCACATTCGGAATTCGTCCCATACAGTCATTGGGTGGTGGATCGTCATCCGTAGGACGCGCGTACACGATGCCACTCACAAACTTCTCGGGGTTTACCACTACACACACGACACCTGCTGCGAATTCTACGACAGTTCAGACTGTCGAAATGGCGGACGCAACGCTTCTACCGACCGACACTTATGCGATCTGTTGGAACAATGCTGTCAGCTTGGCCGGTGCATCGCAATGCGACTTGCGCGTCGATCTGGCCCTCAAGATCGAGTAGTAGTAGACTGTGGCTACGGATAACGATGATCGTCGGAAGACGACCCAGGGGGATTCGGCTGTGCGGGCAGCGACGGTCGTCACCAACCTCATCAAGCTCGGTGGTTTGGCTATTGCGGGCAACGAGGCCCTTCTGCAAGGATCTCCTCACGACCCTGTAGTTTTCGCGGTGGCCGCCTTCATGATGGCCGGTGCGCAGGGCATCGACTCGTTTGTGGGCAGCTTCTTCGGGGATAAGAAGTGAGCGACATGAACCCCACAAAGGGCCAAGCCCTGATTCTCTTCTCGCCCGCCATCATTCTTGTTGTCTGGGCGTTCGTCCTTTCGTCGCAGCACGGCTACATCGACGCCAGGTGGGCATTCTTCTTCCTCGTCGTGTTGGCCATAGCTGTGGCCTCCGCAGAGTACGTCCGAATGCGTCTTCGGAAGGCGCTCCAGGAGAAAATCCGTGAACGAGACAGGAGCGTCGATGAACGAAGCTAGGTCGCCTAACAATCACCCATCGGAGCGGGCTCAGGACAAGACGACTTGGGGGCGGATCAAGTGGTGGTGGAGCCCACTGGGTGGACGGGGCTATCGAGACATTGGTCTACTGGTGATCACTGGGCTGGTCTTGTGGTCGCTCCTGGCCAACCAGCAGCGAGTCGATGACATTCAGAAGACTCGCGTTGAGAACTTGAACAACTCGTGCGAGAAGTCCAACGAGATCGCCAGATCGGTCAACAGCCTCGTCGTTGGCGTTCAGAAGATCATCTTGAGCGGAACCTTGCTGCCGGGGGACCGGCCGGTGCCAGCAGACGCAAAGGGGCCATCGGAGTGGGTAGCGATTGTCCCAGGGCCTCTGTCGCAGCAGATCGAGGACATCGCACCTGCGTTCCCGTCGCCAAGCGAGCGACTCACGAATTCAAAGAACAGCGCTGCTTCGCTGGATGATCAGAAGGTTGCCCTTCGCGACTGCGAGGCAGAGATTGCCACGATTCAAGACCCGGAAAATGGGGGATGATGACTCCATGAGTCTCGTATCCCTACTGGTGGGAATCGTCATCGCCATCATCGTGTACGTGCTGGTCTCTCTGATCGCACCGTACTGGCTGGCCGTCGTGGCAGCCCTCCTCGTGCTTCTCCTGGTCGCCTTCGGAGGCCTAGGGCTAGGCAGACGCGGGGTCTAGGTACTCGGAGGGCGGCGCTGGATTGGCCGCCCTCCTACCTCAGTAGGTCGTCGTCCATCTTCGGATGATGGAACGGGCTATCAACGTCGGCTCCGCAGTCGATGCAGACCATTCGAGTGGCTCTTGAATGGTCCACATCGAAGCACTCGATGCGCTGGTGTTCACACGGCTTAGCTTCGCGTGAGAGAGATTCGTAGCCCTCCGCCACGTTGATGGCTCTCTCGACGAGGCTCTCGTAGCGCGCCTGCTCCTCGTGGCGCGATAGCCACCCTCTGGCGCGTTCGTAGGTCGGCTCGATGCCAGCGGCCATCAGCTCGTCCATGGCCCGCTCGATTGCCACCCAGTCGATGGGTTCGTTGGGGATCCACTCCTTGTCTAGCAGAGCCTTCTCGCGCGCTGCTCGCAGCTCGTATCGACGCTGGAGACGTTGCCGGTATTGCTCCCTGGACCAAGCGAGCATTCCCAAGATTGCGATGAGCGCGAACACCGCATACGGGAGATGCTCCGACACGAATACCACGTAGTAGACGCCATACAGGAGTGCTGCGACGCTCATGAAGATCACGCCGACGAACAACGTCAGCGAAGGAAGCTGCTGTTCTTTCGGATTCGGTGCTGCGCCCTTAGCGAAGTTAGCCACAGCACCGCCCTTAGCGAAGTTAGTCACCATGTCCCCCAATCAGGTCGTACGCCAAGCATCTCGTCCAGGTCCATCGCGGCTTCGCTCCATAGCGAGAGGATGCGCAGCCAGTCTGCTTCTCCTCGAAGCTCGCCGTCCACGCTGCCAGAGCGAATCTCCCAGAGCACCTCGGAGAGCTTCGACAGAGACTCAGGAGACTTGGAGCGGTCGAGATCCTGGAAGTGGTCGGACGCCGCGAAGACCCAGGTCTGAATGTGTTTGTCGAGAGCGCGCTCGCTGCTCGCCGCAGCTTCGTCGAGTGCAAGAACCTCGAACCACACGTGATCGTTCTTGGCACGATCCATGATCTTCTCGCGCTCGTGCGGGTCGGCATTCATCCACTTGATCTGGCGCTCGATGTACCATGCCCAACGGTCGCCGATGTGCTCGCTGAACTTCACGAGCGGGACAATTACTCCTGAGCCGAATTCGCTCTCGCTCATGGCATCACACGACTTCTCAGTTCTTCTACGAGACGTTCGCCGCCCTCGCCGTCGATATTGATGATCTGTCTCTCGGATTTGAGCCTGATTCCATGCGCCTTTTCGATGCTATTGACGTGGTAGGCCTTGAACCTCTCGAATTTTTCATGCGGGTTGATGCCGTTTTCTCTGCACCAAGTTCGGTATCTCGCGTACGTTCCGACGACGTATACCGGGAAGATCTGCTTAGGCATGAATGGGTTCGTAGGCATCACTTCTGCCGCCTGATCTCGATCTTGTAGCCGCGCGGCATGTAGACCTCCAGCCTCCGTACCTTCCACTGAGCATCCAGCGCACCTACGTTGCCGTCGGTGTAGTCCAGGATCCACGCATTCTTCTTGTCAGGATGCTTGCGCTCAACGCGACCCACCTGTTGGGTGACGAGACCGGGATTGCGCTGAGGGAACACGAGGTGCATCACGTCGAGGCGCGGGATGTCCAGTGCCTCGTCAGCGAGCGTGCTCAGCAGAATGCCCGGCCTGCTTCCGATGCGCTCGACGGCCTCGTCGCGGTGATCGTTCGAGTCCTGTCCAGTGAGTGTCAGTACTTCTTCGTCCCAGGACTCCCAGATCAGGTCTTCGAGGATCTTGATGTGCTCCAAGCGCTTCGTGACGAGGATCTGGTGATGGCCACGGAACTCCCAGATCCAGTTGCGGATGAGAAGATTCCGCTCGGGGTCGTTGATGAGCGACGTGATCATCTCGCCGTAGTTCGAGCGCTGGTAGCGGTTCTTGTGGCCACGGAAGCCGAAGCCGAACCTCGTTGGGATCTTGAGCACCGTCGGCTTCTGAAGACTGTCCACTTGATCGGGACGTACGGTGTGGATTACAGGGCCCAGGACGTTGGTCGCCAGCTCGAAGTCTCCCGTCTTGTCAGGCGTGGCAGAAACTCCCGTGCGGTAGCGCGAGCTGAAGCGGCCGAGGATTTTGTTGTAGGTCTCGGCTGTCGCGTGATGGCACTCGTCCAGGCAGACGAACGAGAACTCGTCGAAGAAGCCCGAGGAGACCAGCTCATCGAAGCGCGAGTGGAGTGTCTGCGCAGTTGCGATGGTCATGTACGGGCTCACGTCGAACTTGCCGTCTCCGATCTGCCCGACCGGGTAGTGCTCGCCTAGGAACTGCTTGGCCCGCGACTGCCACTGCCAGATGATGTCCTTCGTGTTCACGATGATCAGGCTCTTGCACGCGAGTCTCTGTATCGCCGCGAGGATCGAGACAGTCTTGCCTGAGCCAGCCGGGGCCTTGAGGATCCCCTGCTCCCATTCCAGCAGCGTCTGGACCTGGCCTACCTGCCACGGCCGCAGCTCGATCTTGTTCCCGATCCTGAAGCTCTGCTTCCAGTGGCGGCCCTCTACGAGCTGGACATCGCCACCGAAGGCCTCCATGCCGGTCGCATAGCGGTCCAGGAAGCCACGAGGCATCGTGAGACGGCCCTCTTCGTCGTTCCCCCACAGATGGATCCACGCGGGCAACTGCTGCCATCCCCACTCGTCCATCTTCTTCGCCTTCTCGCGCACGAGATTGGGGATCGTGAGCGCTTCCACGATGGACTCAGACGCGCCATCGGGGAGATCGCGGTGAGCGACGTGGAGCTTGTCGTCGATGAGTGTCGGGATGGGAGGCATGTATCTGCTACATTTGTAGCATGTCGATGACACCTGAACAACTGCATTGGGTTGCCGGATATCTCGAAGGAGAGGGATGTTTTGGGCTCAATCGAGTACGCGGATATGCGAATCCTCGCATCCAAGTAGTCACTACAGACTTAGATGTTCTGGAGAGATTTCGCGATTTAGTCGGATTCGGCAACATCAGTGGCCCTCACGCAAGCCAGAAAAGTAAAGACAACCATGCTGATCAGTACCGATGGTCGAGCCAAGGATCGTCGGCCAATTCGCTAATGCGAGACGTGCTTCCCCTGATGGGTAAGAGGCGCTCGAAGAAAATCCAAGAGCTACTAGATGGGATCGGTAAATCATAGTAGGATCGTAGCACCAACCGAAAGGTGATGCCGAATGAAGATGATCATCGGAGACATCGAACAGAAGGACACGCTGAGCGGCCGTGGCAAGGTCGTCACTATTCCCGCCCAAGCGCTGATTTCAGCGCACGAGCGCAAGTCATCGGAGTCCCGGACGATGGCAGAGGTCTACGTTGAGGTCACAATCACGAGCGATCTCGACGGGCACATCAGCACACGAACGGAGGTCAAGCGATGAGTAGAGCAACAGTCACGATCACGATGGAGTCCGGCACGCAATACGTCGTGGTCGGATACGAGTCGAACGTCACTGAGCAGATCAATGCGGCGCGAGATAGCAACCAGCTCCTGCGCCTGGAACTCGACAGGATCCCGACCGGGCAATACTGCTCGATCAATCCGAACCGCGTCGAAGGCGTGAAGGGAGATGCGTGGTGAAGGGCACAGCGATCTGCGACGGTCGCGGCAACGCCAGAACGGGTGCTAGAGCATCGGTTCTCCTCCTCGAAGATGGAAGAGAGATTGAGAAGGCAGAGAAGATCGAAGCTGCGACGAACATCGTTGCTGAACATCTAGCTATTCAACTTGCTCTAGAAATGGGAATCGAGAATAAAGTTGATGAATTGACAATTCTCAATGACTCTCAGACACCTGTCTTTCATCTTCTAGGCGACTACAAGGTCACTAAGGAACACTTGATCCCTATTGTGGAGGAAACGATGAGACTCGCTTCTCTTCTTCCCGCAGTAGAGATTCGTTGGGTACCACGAGAGGAAACTCTGCGAGCAGACGAACTCTGTCGCGCAGTGGATTCAGAAAAGCGTTCATTCGGGGGAAAGATTGATCCAAGGATCAAGAAGGAAAACCCATTTCTACGGTATAAGCGACCCTCCGGAGGCTAGGCGCACTGCCCCCTCTCACGAAGGGGCAATGCTCATGTCTGGGACCGCTTTGCCTCTTGCGAGGGAACACGGTCTCCGTCTGGCTGAGTGTGCAGCCGCATGGGCCAGTGGAGTAGAACGCGCCCAGGTCGTGCTTTACCGCGCGCACCGTAGTGCTCCTCCACCGCTGCCTCCGCCGAAGCGGACACGGACGGGATCATCTGGGGATGGACCTTTCTGGCATCTGTCTGAAGATGACCGCCCGTGCTCATCGGCGCACGTTGCTCAGCATCGACTGCTATTCGCTGCGTGAGGAGGCTTGGCGGGTCCTCTGGGCCTCCACGCGCTATGTGGAGGTCTCTAGACCCGCAGCCGTGGTAGGCTTACGGAGCGCATAAGACACGCAGGATCGTAACAGATCCATCCAGAAGCCCCGGTCTCCTTTGCCGCCGCGAGGGAGAGGCCGCCTCCTAGAGGCGACCGCACCGGGGCTTCTGCCGTTCTGGTACATTTCGCTAATCGGCTCCTGCCGTGGAGAAGGGACTTAGGTGGTGTCGCGTCCGGAAGCAGCCATCTGACGACCCTTCAGAAGCGTGGATTTGGGATCGTCATCGATTCTGATGCCCTCCGCAGTAGAGCCGTGACATAGCGGACCTCTCCTTGACTGGAGAATGGATGACGGGCTAGAGGGGCTTCTTCGGGAGCCCCTCTTTTTAGTTCTGTATCCTGTTGGGAGCACTGCTCCTAAATAACGCCGGGGACGCCCCTGTGGTCACAGAAGGATCCGTTCGTTCTTCCGTGGACGGGTTTGGCCCAGGTAGCACCGGTGTCGCGCTGGCCCGCTACGCATGGCGGGCCTTTGTCGTTATAGGTTGACATCGCGGGGTACTCTGGGTGTGGGCCTCCGGAGGGCTACCCGCCAAGCCCATGGCTACAGGAGGTAGGGATCTAACTCTTGAACGTCAGTTCCGGGGGCCCGCTTCGTATCATTTGGCTCATGGACGGGAAGGCGGGCAGCATGTATGGCGGGGAGTTCGGGGACCAGATTGCGATCAAGGCGATCTTTTCGGTCCCCATCGGCGAGGCGATCATGAAGGAGTGGACTCGGGCAGAGATCTGGTCGTATCAGGTGCCAGATCTCTTCTTCAAGAAGGACCCTCCGTGGTGGCTCGAAGACGCCGAGTTCTACTGGCCGGGACCTCTTGAGGCTATGGAGTTCTATGGACGCGTGAAGCGTGGCTACGAATCCCACGCGCGCGAAGCGCTCGAACAGACAATGGCCTCAGACAACACGCGGAAAACTGGGTAAGATCCAGTCGAGACCGTCGAGCTACACGAGGGGTAGGGATGAAGAAGATTCTCGCGGTGGTGGTAGCGATTGCTTCGCTGGCAGTCATTGCTTCACCGGCGTTCTCCAAGGGCTGGGTCAGCATGGCCCTCTGGAATAAGGACACTCAGCGAACCGCAAGCGCCCAGCTTGTCGCGGTTCCTCCTGTCGGGACCACCACTGTGGGATCGACGGTCGATGGCAACAATGCAGGACGTGGCGAGGCATATCGCAACAAGGCAACAGCGACTACTTCGGTCAATCGGTTGAACATCTTCCTGGATTCCAGCAGCACTGCATCGCGTGTGGATGTTGGAATCTACTCGAACACGAGCAACAACCGCGCCGGAACGAAGCTCGGATCGTGCTCGATCACCACGCCTCAGGCGAACGCTTGGAACACGTGCCTCATGCCCGCCGCGACGAACGTCACGGCCAACGTGAATTACTGGTTTGCTGTCCTGGCTCCAACTGGGACCTCTGGCTCTCTGAAGTACCGAATCATCACCGGCAGCGGTTCTGCCTACTGGTCTTCTCAGAGCAACCTCGCGTCCTTGCCGACATCGTGGAGCAGCGGCACCAACTGGGGTCAGCAGACGCTTTCTGCCTACGCCGACAGCGCTGCTGTTCCTACTCCGACGCCTACGCCTACGCCTACGCCTACTGCCACCACTACCCCGACACCTACTCCGGTTCCTGGCCCGACGGCCGTGTTCACGTATTCGCCGTCGTCGCCGACGGTTGGTTCGCCGGTCACGTTCGATGGGACTGGATCCACGTGCGCTGCTACGCCTTGCAGCTACGTGTGGGAGGACGACGGGTCTGACGGTCCTGGTGGCACTCAGTGGCCGCTCGGCAGCGGCCAGACCTTGGAGTATACGTTCGGTCAGACAGGGACCAAGTACGTGCGTCTGACTGTCACTGACGCACAGAATCGGACGGCTACCGTCGAGCACGACGTTTTGGTCGCCGCCTCTCCGACTCCGACGCCTACTCCGTCTCCCACGGCCACGCCTACGCCGTCGCCGACGCCTACCCCTACTTCAACCCCCACGCCTACCCCGACCGCTACCCCGACGCCGACACCGACACCGACACCCCCGCCGACAGATTGCACGGCGACGGTCACCCCGAGTAGCTTCCCGGCCGCGTACTCGTCCGCCGGACCCGGCGCTGTCATCTGCCTGACATCAGGGAACTACGGCACGTTCACCGGCTCGTTGAAGACCGGGCTGGTGACGATCAAGGAAGCCGATGGCGCATCGGCGACGATGGCGCTGAACTTCAACCCTGCGTCGAACCTGCGCATCGAGGGTCTCGCGATCCCTGACATCATGCTCAGTGACTCGCGGACTAAGAACATCACGATCTACAACTCGGTCGTGGACAACCAGACGGTCATCCGCGCCGGGGAGCTTCAGAACGCGAACGTGCTGTTCGACCATGTGACGTTCACGCCGTGGGACAAGTGCTCCAGTTGCGGTGAGGGCCGCGTGTTCCTCCCGGAGCGCACCAGCGTCCCGATCGGCGTCACGATCCAGAACAGCCTGTTCGGACCGGGCGGCAACAGCGACGGGATCGCGAACGGCTCCAACGGCCTCCGGGTCCTGAACAACGAGTTCCGGGACATCAAGCAGATCGACGGGGCCTCCGGTGTGCACGCCGACGCCATCCAGTTGTACGGGTCGCAGAACACGGTGATCCGAGGGAACTTCTTCACCGGCTGCACGATCCCGCTCGGGATCTACGACCAGCTCGACCACGAGATCATCGAGGACAACGTGACGCGCGGGTCCGACGTGTTCGCCGGTCAGATCCTTTCTGACGACACGTCAACGATCCGGCACAACACGTTCGACAAGCCCGTCAGGCTCGGCAACAAGACCGGTGATCCGCAGTCGGTGGGGACGATCTTCAAGGACAACAT